TGCGGTGCGCGTCGAGCGGCACCGCCAGTGACGCCTGCGATTTTCGGGAGCGGCGCTATGCGGGGGATCCCCGCTACCGCCTTCGCCAGGGCCGACCGTGGAACGGTGACCACTAGGTGCCTGCCGAATTCAAACCCGCCATGTCGCCAGCAAGCCGACCAGTAAGTTCCGATGGCGCCATGCCCAAAGGATCAGAAACCTGCTCTATTGCCTGGGCGTTAGGGATGTATTGACCCGATACTGGGTCGTATGAATACAAGTCCGCCCAAGGCAGCCCATATATGGGATCCTGCCAGAGCGGACCAACATCATCACCAGCACCACCACCACCAGCCTGCATCATCTGCTGAATCGCCAACCAGTTGTCAAACATCGTCTGCGGATCAGCGCCACCCATCATCGACGGATCCATCCCCGCAAAAGCGTTAGCCGTCACAGGATTCTCCCAGTACGCCTCAGCCTCATCCCACTGCGAATCAAACGCTTCCTCGGCTTCGCTGACCCCCAACGCGCCCTGAAGGCCAATCTCGGCAAGGTTGGCGCCATGGGTGTAACCCATGTCGGCCAACGTCGTGGCCATATCGAACTCGCGGTCAGCAGCAGACTCCTCAGCGGCGTACAAACGCTCCAACCTTTTCTGCCCCTCGTCGTACCGCATCTTCCTGGCGTTCTCCTTCAAAGCCAACACCCTGTCAGCCAAGTCACGGCGCTCCGACTTCTCCAAACCAACCGCTCTCATCGCATTGTCCAACGACCAGCCCGCATACAAACGGTCCATGCGGTCACTGTGAACCTGCTGGCGGTTCCCCTGTGCATCAAGAATGTCGCTGGATGCCGTTGCGGACACCAAGAATGTCGCCGCAGCGTCACCCAGCCCTTCGGCAGCCTCGTCTATACGGGCGTTCCGTACCTCCCTGGAAACACCCAGACGACTGCTCTGATCTTCCCGTATAAGTTGAAGTTCTGTTTCAAAGTCGGCTGTCAAACCACCCAACCGCTCATACATTGCCTTAGCGTCGTTGGTGATGCGTTCACCCTGCGTCAGACCATAAGCGTCGGCAGCTCCGCTGAGACGCGCAGCCTCCTCCGTGGCGAGACTGTACATTTCTTCGATTCGGCTCGTGCGGGGACCCGTGGAAAGCCCCTCCAGGATCGACACGTAGTTGTTGTAGTTGTCATCGAGCGCGTCGCTGTATGTGCCGTATGGTCCCGTGATCCCCGATGGGTCAAACTCGGGGCGTGCAAACGGGGTCGGCGCGGGCGGGTTGGTTGTCAACCCGCCGAAATCGGCGTCGTGTTGAGGCTGCCACGCGGCGCCCATTTCCGCAGCGGCTGCCGCAGCGATTTGCTCAGGAGTGGGATCCGTTACCCCTGGTCCATATATCGTCGGGCCTGAAATAATGGGATCAGGTTCCGTTGGCGCCCACTGGCCCTTTAGATAATTGTCCAGGTTCCATGCCACCCCTGACGGCGACGTATCGAAAACCAGATCGGCATACCCCTTTGCGAAGTCAGGTAACCCCCTTGCGAAGTCAGCCACCCCCTCCAAACCCTGGTAAAGACCCTTGTCGGGGTTCAACCCTAAGATACGTTCATCCTCGTTGGCCCGCTGGTGGGCATCCCAAGCGCGCCCGCCTGTCTGATCCCAAGCAGCCCCAACACCACCCTTGATCGAATCCCAAACACCCATCAAGCGGCTCCCAGGGTTCCGTTCTGATATGCGTCTAAATACTCTCTCCAGCCGTACTCAGAGGGGGCGGCAGGAGCCATCGTGCCGCCAGAGAAATCATTGAACAAGTTTCCAGTCAGGCCACCAGTCAACTGCTGGTTCAACGCCATGTCTGAACGATCCAGCGCCGAAACGGCGTTCTCAAGTCGCCAATCCTGCATCGCCTGTTCCGTGTTCTGGTCGCCTCTCGCTAAAGCCTGCGCCCGTGGGAACAGCCCAGAATCAATCATCCCGCGACTGTTGTAAAGCCCAGGGATTTGACGATGTATGTCGTCCCACTTGCGGTCATGTTGTATATCCCAGAACGCGTCGCCTTCGGCCAGCATGCCGCGCTGCGCCTCGTTCTCTGCCAACCCTGCGGCAAACTGGAGGTATTCCCCTGTGTTCGGGTTGAATGTCCCCATTCCTGCGCCTGGGCCTGACCCCTGCATGCCATAGTCGTATTCGGGGCCGAAGCCGCCCATGTCAGGCATACCGCCACCAGGTGGGTTCCAAGGGCCGTAACCGCCCATGTCGGGCACACCACCGCCAGGTGGGTTCCAAGGGCCGTAGCCGCTGCTTTCATCGTCCCAGCCCCAACCGTCGCCACTGGGGGGACCGTATTGCGGGTTATAAATGCTGTCTACGTTGCCAAACTCGCCTTGAATCCCCTCCAACATCTGGCCCCACGCATCAGCGTCAGCGGGGTCAGGCATCTGAGGGTTCGGCCCCCACATTGAAGGAGGCCCAGGGTCCGAAGTGTCAGGCCCAGGCGCGTTAGGGAATGGCCCACCCATGTCGAAATCGGGATTGGGTGCGTTGGGGAACGGTCCACCCATGTCGTAGTCGGGATTGGGTGCGTTAGGGAATGGCCCACCCATGTCGAAATCGGGGTTAGGTGCGTTAGGGAATGGCCCACCCATGTCGTAGTTGGGGTTGGTTGCTGCGCCTGTGGTGCCCGCACGGGCGGCCTCGGGGGACCGTGTGGTAGGGGTACCAGTGGTGCCAGAACCAGCACGTCTGGCAAAGTCAATCATGGCTCGATCAGCAGTTGGCATACCAGTGGTGCCAGAACCAGCACGTCTGGCAAAGTTCAGCATTGCAATATCGGCAGGATTGGTTAAACGTGAACTAATCGTGCCCGCACGGGCAGCCTCAGGGGACCGTGTGGTAGGGGTACCAACGGTCGCGGGAGGTGGCCGCTTCAACGCCTCAGGAGACGGGTATCGGCTGGCGGTTGTTGCGGGAGGTGTGCGTCGTGCCGCCTCAGGGGAAAACCGACTCACAGTTGCGGGAGGTGTGCGTCGGGCTGCCTCGGGGGAAAACCCGCCTACGGTGGCAGGGGGTGTGCGTCGAAACGCCTCGGGGGAAGTTGGCGGCGGGGCACTCGTTGCAGTGGGCTGCCCTGGTCGTTGAACGGGCCGTGGCGGTGGTGCGCTCACAGTAGCAGGAGGCGTGCGCCGAGCCGCCTCGGGAGAAAACCGACTCACAGTCGCTGGAGGCGTGCGCCGAAACGCCTCGGGGGAGAGTGCTGTTTGAGATTGTGCTATTGCCTTTTGCTCACCTGCGCCAAGCGGTTGGCCCGAAATGGGGATCGAAGGTCGTACAGGCTGCGGCTTCGGCCGTGGTCCAGACCGTTGTGATATCACATTCGGAGGAGGTGGTGTTGGAGTCCGCCACGGTTGAATCTGTACAGGTGACCATCGTGGCGTCGGAGGGGGAGATGGTGGACGTGGTCTAGGTAGATCAACAATCGGAGGGGGAGATCGTGGTTGAACTGCCCCTCCTGGCGGTGGCTGTCGTGGCGTCGGTGGTGGTTTAGGTGACCATTGTGGCGGTCGTGGCGGCGTCGGCCGTGGTGTAGGTGGTGGTCTAGGTGCACTTCGTGGCGGTGCCTTTCGTGGCGTCGGTGGTGGCGCCTGACCCTGAGGCCCCCGACTAAACATTGAGTTCTTGACCGTATTCGCTGGCGTCTTCTTAGGCCCAGTGACTACATTTCCGTAGCGCCCCATCAGATCGGCCTCCGCATCTGCTGCATCTCACCAGCACGTCTGGCAAAGTCAATCATGGCTCGATCAGCTTCCAAAGCCCCAACCCGTGCCGCCTGATACGAAAGCGCATGCTGCCCTGCTGGACGGGGGCGGACACCCTTGAAATCTGGATGCGGATAGGGCGGGGACGTGAACATAGAACCAGCCCCCCCATATTCGTTATACGGATCCATTATCCCCTGCCATGCGGCACCACCAGGATCGGTACGTTGCGTGTTCGGAGGGCCGCCTACGAACCTGTCCCCGTGGGGGTTCTCGGGCCAACGCCCCATAAACTGCGATCCGCCGCCGCCACGTTCAAAGTCGGGGTTCGCACGCCCAGCCGCCATCAACTCCTCCAACATCCGCGTTCGAGGACCATCACGACGCCCAACAGGCCGAGCAGCATCGCCATCCTCGCGGCCCATCAAGAACCGTTGAGCCTCAGGGGTGCGTAACCACTGGCCCAAAGCCTCCATCATCCGAGGATCATCTATTCCTGCCACCACCAACTCCTAACCGAAAACCTGGCCCGCCAATTGAAGCGTTCCAGTTTCCACAGCCACATTCAACGTCACGGCACCCGAGGAGCCGCCACCGCTAAGCGCAGTGCCAGCTGTTACCTCCGTAATATCCCCCAAAGACACAATGTCTGAAACAAGCGCCTTCTTCGTCGTATTATCCGTGACATCCTCTATGGCGATGTAATCCGTTGAAACCGCCGTAGCCGTCCCCAACTCGTTGATGTCCAGCGCAAGACTTACAGCACCCGAGGTGCCCCCTCCGCTCAGACCATCTCCAGCCGTAACAGCCGAAATGTCCCCAGTGGAAACCTGATCTACTCTCTGCGTAATCCTCGACGGCATGGTCGCTCCTAACCGAAGTAAGTAACATCAACAGTGCTGTCAGACGACACCCGAATAAACTTCACATCAGACATGTCATCCTCATACAGGTCCAGCACACTGTAAGGATTCAAATAATGCCCCACGCTCGCCGTGGGAGTCCCCCAACGAACCCTGATGGGTTCCGCACCATTGGTAACCATTGCCGCCACAGCGCCAGTCGCAGCAGTAATACCAATAGCAGTATTGGACACTGCGACCTGTTCGTCACCCAGGGCCGACCCGTATTCCGACGCTGCTCTTCTAATGCCCATCTAATCCCGCTTTCCGAAAATTCCTAGTCTGTTCGCATCCATGTTCGCTACCTGCGCCGCTAAAGTCTGGGACAGTTTGCGAAGTTCGTACTCAATAGAGATAGCGTTCTGTCCCACCATCTTGTGTGTCGGCTTATACACAACACCCATTACGCCGCCCCCTGCTCCGCATGCCACTCCAAATGACGATGCTGCCACTCACGCACAGAACGCACATCCTTGCTGATTCCAGATATGTCAGTGCCAATAGCGTCGAGGCGAACCTGGTTCGCTGCGTGCTGCGCCGTGTTCTCACGGCGATACCTGGACGCGGCCACCGCGAAGACGCCGCTTATGAGAGCGGCGGCTACCAGTCCTGCGAAGCCGATCCATTCCATCAGGAGCAACCGCTCGTTTCACCGCACATGGGGCACACCAGACATGAGCCTGCGCGTTGCATGGGCGCTGCACAAAAAGGGCACGCTGTACCACCTATTTGTATAGTGCAGGCGGGGGCGGGGGTTTCTAACACAGTTTCGGTCATTCGGCCGCTTCTTCAAGCGCCGCCAAGCGGGCATCCTCAATCACCTGGTCGGGCGGGTTGAACGGCCACACAACCTCAGACACACGGGTGAACACCGACGGCAGATCCCTGAGAGCCTGCCTGTGGGTAGCCCATTCCTCAGCGGTGTGGTCACCTAAAGCAGCGTCCCCGACCTGTGTCCAGTCCGTGGAGCGAACAGGCTGTCACGCTGGGAGCGGACCATGCTGAGGTCTAGGTCAGCGGCTTCAGCCCGTGCGACCAGTTCTGCTTCTTCGGCTGGTGTGAGGTCGTAGTAGACCCCGTTGACTACTTTTTGTCTTGGCATGATTGCGCCTCCTAAGCGCCTGTCACGCCGTACAGCGTGAATG